TGGTATCCTATCCATGACGATTTTATCTCCTAAAAATTGGAGGCTGTAGGCGCTCCTACAACCCCCGCCGACCTACCGGCCCCGGCTACCCCCTCCGCGCTCCCCCGTGGACTCCGTAGCCTATGTAGCTAAGGAGCTAAACGCCGCCCCTAGCTCGTAAGTTATAACGGTTGGGAACCGTACTGTTGTTGCCACGCCTAACAACTGCAGAAGCAATAAAATTAGGAGCAAAACGCATATGACCACAACACCCATTTTGATCCACCGATTGAATGGCTCGGGGACAGGTATGAAGTCTATAACATAGTAGATCAAGCCGCCAACTAGGGCGATGACTACCGCCGCGATGATGAGATTGATAAGACCAACTATCATGGCTTTTCTCCTTTATTCGGTTTATCAGGTTTATCTGGTTTATCCGGTTTATCAGGCTTATTTGGTTTATCCGGCTTGCCCGTATCAGGTGGGTCAGGTGGGTCAGGTGGGTCAGGTGGGTCTGGTGGATCGGGTGGGTCAGGCGGATCTGGTGGGTCAGGCGGATCTGGTGGATTAGGACCAGAACCAGAACCAGGACCAGGACCAGGACCAGGACCAGGATTAGGGCTACCATCACCGCCGTTATCTGGTCCAGCTGGCGGCTCAGGGGTGCCTGATTCTGGGGTAGTGGCCGCAGATGTCTCTTGGGCCGTCGCCGCTGCTTCATAGCGACGGCATAATAGCCAAGGGTTTGTACCACGTTCTCGCAACAATTTGCATTGCTCACTGGAGAATTCTACACCAACAGGTGTAGTAGTGCAACCGGTCAATATAATAGTGGCGCCCAGCAGCATTCTCACCTACGGCGATCCTTCTTTGGGCGCGGCTTTTTCGGTGCGGCCTCTTGTGGGCATAGTCCAGTTGTATCGACTCCTACCTGTTTCATAACCCGACATTGATCCGCCGTAAATTTCGGTGTTTCCGCGCCAGATGCCAATATCGTTGCAACGATCAAGGCGATTCCTCTGGCGGTGGATAACGCCAGATTAGTGGCTCGTCGCTGTTTGGATAAGTAGGCGATTTTGCGTCTGGCCTTCTCATATAATCCACAATCAGATTGAGTGTCTCACAGTAACTGACTATCTCTCCATCGTCTGGTTTATGATTCATGATTACATTTACTGTCCAACGATCACTACCCTGAAAGGCAAACCCGGTGCTAATCGCATAGGTTGGGTCCGCGCCCCGTATACTAGCGATACGCAAAGTGCATGGAGTTTTATCACTGGCGATTTCCTCATAGAACGACGTAAATTTGTTAAGCAATGATGCGTCGTGTAAGAATCGCCATAGAATATAAGTTGGAATTGCGATAGCAATGAGTAGCGCGATAATTAACACATTCGTCAAGCTCAATCCCTTGACGATGTTTACCAAACCGGCAGCGGTACCAACTCTATCAGCCGGAGGTGGGGTTTCGCTCACGCAATTTGCACCCCATTCAGCCAGACTTCGAGATTGCCTTCCAGCCTGACGACTGCCTTCTGTTCTTCCGGTGGCGGTTGCGTGGCAGCATACGATTCCTTGGCGACGTTCAATGCGTCAAGAAATTTGTTATGATAGCCAACGATCAACTTGCCTATGCTAACGCCGTTCGACCAGGACGGCACTTTGTTCTTATCGCCGTTGATAATCTCACGTGCGCCGAAGGCGTCATTGGTATCGGCGTCGAAGTACCGGGCGAGTGTCTGCGGTCCCTTATCATCTCTGCGGAACGTACCGCGTTCCATGCCTTCGAACATAATAGCGGCAGCTATATGTGGCTCCAGCGCCTGACCTGCCGTCTTGTTCAAATCAATAGGCTGAGATGGAAACTGAGGATCGACAATCGGCGTCATCTTCAGGTAATTTTCTTTCCATGTCAGCTGTACAAACCCACGACCATAATAAGTCTCTTTCGTAACCGGGTCGGGTATGCCATACGGCATGCCCTTGCCCTTACCATATTCCTCGATAGGCCACATGGTAGAGGCGGTTTCATGGATAGTAGTGGCGAGTTCATAAGCCAACCAGCGCACGTCCTGATCCGGACGGGTATCCTCCCAAGTATCGAGGATAAACTCCTGACCATCAACCTGCTGCTGGCTCATCTTACCGGCGAACAGGCTATCCCGAACTGTATCGAAATAGGTCTTGCGCTCGAAGACTAGCATTTCTTTACTCTTTCACGGCCATTGCCTTGACACCATTGGCTGTATCAATGACATCATTCCTTATACTTGTCATACGCGCAAGCATTTGATTGGCAATATCAATATTTATGCCTTGATATGCCTTGGACCGAGCGTCCCAAATTTCCTTAAGGGCACTCTCTATGTCCGCGTCCTGCACGTCCTCTGACGTACCGTTCTCCAGCGTGCTAGAAATAGCCTCGCTCGCCGCCACTACGTGCATTGCCAACCCAATAGCCTTATCTTCTCCCCGGAAAACCTTATCCGCGTAAGCGCGGCGATTTTCATAGTTCTCGGTATCCGGGGATTCCGTTGTAACTCCGTGGGCCACACGCAAGGCCACAAAGGCAATACGCTGGCAGAAGGTTTGGTTAATTGCCTCCCGAATAATCTTATCGGTGGCTGATACAACAGCCTTCTCATCGTTTGCCATTAAAGAGATCTCCTATCATCATTTCACCAAACAAACTGTCTGGTATTTGTTTTAGTGTTTCGGCCATTTCAGGCTTTGGTGGCGGCGGTATATCTTCAACGTGCCACTCATTTAATTTAGAATCAAACACAGACATCTTGCCGGGAAATTCATTCATATCTGGCGGAGCCTTCGCCGTGGTGTAGGCAGGGTAAATGAATTCACCTGGTTCCAGAGGCGAATCATGGGCCTCCGTCTCTCCATTATACTCTCCCGTTGCCCAGTTGTAACTATAAACCTTCATCGGTTCTCACTCCCTAATATTTTATACAAGCCAGATATGCTGTATTTCTCGGGCGATTCTCAGTGCCGCTGCCAGCAGCATCAACCGTAATGGCGTGAAGGTGATTAGTATTGATACCACCGGTCCATCCGCCAACGTTGTGGGCGTGGACACCAGCCGCTGCCGTTGCATCGTTGGACACTACGTTGGCGTCGCTAGTTTTAGTGAGATGACCACCGGGGTCGACCTTATCTTGATCGGCGGCAAATGTCCACGCGTACATGCCGTGCGCGTGGCTACCTTGCGCATCAGTGACTGCAGAGAAATAGTGGGCGTGGTCGGCACTAACATAGCCTGACGATGCCGTGTGTGCGTGACTCTGCATAGCATGCGCCTGAACAACACCCAATGCGCGACCGGGATCAACACCGCGCGCATCGTCCCAAGCGCGCAAGAACGTACCCCGCCCGTCAGGGATACGAAACGTGGTAGAGCCATCCCCCGGTGAGAACTTACCTTCAGTCCATGCGCCGTCGCTGGCTACGATATTGCTGCTAGTCTGGGCAAAGCCCCACAAGCCAGAATACGTGAGCCTAGAGAGCAGCGCCCCGTTTAAGCGGATGAAGCCGTTGGGTGGATTAATAGCCGGAACGTAACAAATTCCGCCGACCGGGAAGGCTGATGCGCCGCCGCCGTTCGCGTCAGAGTAGAAATTGAGACCGTCGTAGAAGATAGTGATCGAGCTACCCGACGACAGAACTATGGTCGCTAGACCATCGATCAATTCTGTACCGAACGGGTTGATTGTAACCGAGATACCCGCTGCAATAACCCGTATCCACCATCCAGCGATAAGTGAATCCTTTGGATCTATGGCTACCGTTTGCGCCGCTACACCGGTCATCTGGAAGAGCGTACCCCAATCAGCCAATCGTGCCGTTACACCACCTGACGGGACAGTTCTGGCGAAGTTACCCGCTGCGGAATATCGGTGGGTAGCTGGATCTATAAAGCCACGTAGGGCATCTTCAGTACCGTCAAAGACATAATCTTCCCACGGTGCGTCCGTATCGTTCAGCCAGCCAAGCCCCGCCACAGCATAGCTCGGGCGTGATGCCCCTTTATGTTGGGTGTGGAGTGCGTCACGCCAAGCGTTCAAATCGGCTGCAAGTCCTGAGCCGGATTTGGTGCTGGCTACGATCGTACCAAAATTGAACTGTGACATATCAGTTTATCCGTCCCCAGCCTTTAGACATCCAATCGAATGTCAGGGATTTAAGCACATTACCGGAATTGTAAAACCGCACCCTGAACGATGTGTCAGTTTTCTGATCAATGACGTAGAAATCACCCTGAACCATATTTTGTGGGGTAACAACCACCGCAGGGACAACTCGATATTTGCCCCCCGGATATACGACCGTGATACCCGCCGCCGGAGCTACAACATCCTCGCCTTGCTCGATACGGTCAGCCATATCTATACTTATGAACAACTGCTGCACGGAAGGTGTTATGTTCGAAAATTCCACGTCAGTTTCAGGATTGACTAGAACAGTACCCCGCAGGAATATACGAAACTGAATAGCCCACGCCATGATGTCAGTCAAGCCTAGTGGTACCCATTCGGTCCACTCATCTAGCGTCGGGTTCACTGTCGTTACCCGGAACTCCGGGCGAACTGTCCACTCGGATTTGTCAATAGCATCGAGAGGATCAATACTTGCCAAATCGGCCCACTTTGCCATGGATGTTTGCGGGTTGAACCCATACGCATCTACGATGATAGATAGACGCGATTGTATATTCTCACCGAGGTCTATCGTGTTATCAAAATAATAGTATCCTTCCGCTGCGTATATCTCTCCGGAAGTTATCGCTAGGCGCAGCTCTTCATCAGCTACCGCTGTATCATCGTGCGTACCCGCCCAGTCAGGGTGTTCCTGAATACCCGTTACAAAATTCAATGCGGTTAGCGAAGCGATGTTGGTAAATATCAACGTTGCATCAGTAGAGAATACACCCGTTGATTTCTTAGCCTTGATGAAGAACGTTCCCGATCGTGTACCAAACTGTGTCGAGTTAATAGTAGACGTGACCAAAGGTATAGCCGAGTTCCATACCGGGTCAGTCGCACCCACATCAGCAAACCGTATATCATATGTAATGCCAACGCCCGGAACCTCGTCCCAGCGCAGAATGGTAATATCGCCCATTACTGCGATACGGAAATTATCAACATTGGCGGGTGGCGCTGAAAACTCGGTCGTAGATTTAGCAGGCGAATAGGCCCAATTCGAGTATTGTCCATCGTCAAATATACACCGCACTCGTATGGTATAAACACCATCGTCTAACTTGCGGATTTCGGTATAGGCAACAGACGGTCCTTCGGACGTAGCCGAAGTCCACAAATCAACCTCGTCGCTTTCCTCACGGTATTGAATTTCGTAGGAAACCATGCGCCCATAGGTAGGTGGTTCCCAGCTGACCATAAGACTGGCATAAAACTGGTCACCACCGTCAGAGTAGACACCATCACTCACCTGCACATTGCGCGGTGGCAAGGTGTAGGGATCGAGCGGCTGCGTGATACCCGCGCTATAGTCAGGGATCTGTCCGATATCCGCGTTGGCTATTTCAGGGGCGTCATCGACTAGTGTCAATCTATGTACTAGATTTTCCAGTGGCTCTATACCAACCACTCGTAGCACCCGGCTATCGCGGTCAGCATAGCCAAACGAGAATAGGTCATTAACGCCGGGCATAGGCATACCGGTGCCTACAAGACCCACTATCGTATATTCACCTACATACCCAGGATCAACTGTACGGACAAGAAATGTCCCATCCTTCAGGCGGAAGCGGAAGACATAATTAATCTCACCCACCAATAGGATATTGGTATCTATCGTTACAATCTGATTTTCAGCGTCAACACCTATGACACGTCCAGAATACAGACCATATTTGAACGTATCGTAATTGATCCTAATTCGATCCCCCCGGATAAGCGACAAGGCATCCCAGCTTGTTTGAAGCGAGAACACTCCCGGCCGTAATATGCGTTGAGCTAGATGGAACCGAGTATGCTGCCAGATTTTATTGGTATTTGTTTGTCCGGGGATTTCGAAGCCTTCGAGCAGTGTAGCGTTGGTCTTATTATAGCCATCATAATAGACAACACGCTCGTCTTCGCGCCAGCCCTTTTCTTCGTTAGGGAAGCGCACTCTGAAGCCATGAGGAATAGGCGCTAGATCACGTGACTCTTCGAAATTCCACGAGTTACGCGGCGTGAACAGCTGAGACACCGGCGCATTCACATCATCCCATACGACGGACCACTTACCATCCTTGAATACGGGCATAGCGCGGCCAGCTGCGCATATCTCAGTTAGCAAATCAAAGACCGAAGTTGCCCCGGTCACCCATCTGTCATATTTCCAATCTTTCTGTACGCAATAAGCCCACCAAGCCTGGAGCGTCGGGAGGTCTATTTTGTTATTAGGATATGGACGCCGGTTAGCTCCACACTGGAGCACCCAACGGAACAAATCAGC